TTGATGAGTTTCAAAACCTCAATTTCCACGAATTAGATTCTATCATCACTCGTGTGGGTGAAAACTCAAAAATTATGTTCTGTGGTGATGCAAGTCAAAGTGATCTTACTAAAACTAATGATCGTAATGGTATTGTGGACTTTATGAACATCTTGCGTAAAATGCCATCTTTTGATATAATAGAGTTTGGTGTTGAGGACATTGTTCGTTCTGGACTTGTCAAAGAATATATTATTGCCAAACTTGAGAACGGAATGTAATGTTTAATCATGTTGATTTAGATCTTCAACCTCTTGAAAGAGAGCATATTGATGGAGTTCGTTATTATAAGATTCCTGATGAGGATGAACTTGTCAAAATGGTTTCTATTACCTCAGTAACTAGTCATTATAATAAAGAGATCTTTATTAATTGGCGAAAAAGGGTAGGTAATGAAGAAGCAGATCGTGTTACGAAAGCGGCTACTGGTCGTGGAACCGATATGCATACTCTTACAGAACACTATCTGAAGAATGAAGATTTACCTGAAGTGCGTCCCATTTCAGACTTTTTATTTAAGATTGCCAAGGGTAAATTAAATAAAATAGACAACATTCATGCTCTGGAAGGACCGCTATATAGTAAAGAATTAGGTATTGCTGGAACCGTTGATTGTATTGCTGAGTATGATGGCGAGTTAGCTATAATAGATTTTAAGACATCTAAGAAACCTAAACCACGGAATTGGATAGAACACTATTTTGTTCAGTGCATGGCATACGGTTGTATGTTATATGAGATGAAGGGAATATCAATTAAAAAACTGGTAATTATTATGGCTTGCGAAAATGGCGAGTGTGTGATTTATGAAGAACGAGACAAAGCGAAGTACATCAAACTTCTCGGAGAATACATTAACAAATTTGTTAAAGATAAACTGGAGCTCTATGGAACCCAATAAAGAATTAGAAAAGGCGATAGAGAGCAAGTTTCTCACACCTCAAAAGTTTGCTATGGAAATCGAAAAGATTGTAGCAGAAGAAGAATTTAATTATATTGACGCAATATGTTATTATTGTGAATCTAATAATATTGAAGTAGAATCAGTATCTAAACTTATTTCAAAACCTTTAAAAGAAAGATTAAAATGGGATGCTACTCGTCTTAATTTTATGAAAGCAACTTCTAAAGCTAAATTACCAATATAATGCCAGTACAACCTGCTTTTCCTACTCCAATTTATTTACAAAAAGCTTTTGATGATCAGTATGAAACAATTCAAAAAGAGCTTTGGGATACTTATAATTCATTGGAGTTTTATCATAATGAAATTGATAATGATCATGATTTGAGTTTATCTGAAGATGGATCTTTATTTACTGATAATGTTTTAGAGAGATATAATTGTACTAATTTTTTAAGTTTTATTCGTGATAATTTAATGCAGTTTCTGAATGAACTGGGTTATAATGGTCAAAGGCAATATTTTATACAACATTCATGGTTTACTAGAACTGTTAAAGGGCAACATGCTCCTTTACATTATCATGGTAGTAGTGATATTTCAGGAGTTTATTATTTACAAACTAATCGAAAAGATGGTGATTTGATATTTTATAGTCCTCATAAGGAATTAGTTTCTAGTTTTTTATATTCTGTTGTGGATAACAAACAAGGATTATCACCAGATGAAGGACTACTTGCTTTTTGGCCAGGATTGTTGTATCATACTACTGAAACAAATACGACTGATAGTGTTCGTATTAGTGTGAGTTTTAATATTCAATTCGCACGAGATGGATTTATTTTACAAAATGCCAACACAGATTGATTTATTACATCACCGCCTACAGGCGATTTTACGTGATTATAGTATGCCTGATCTTGAATATATTGGGGAACGTAAGAGTTGGAAAAGTGGTGAAATTGTACATTGGTATCGTATAGGAAAAGCTGAAGTTCCTATTGATGCTATTACTGAATTAGAAACAGAGGAGAACAGTGATGAAGACTAGAATAGCAGGTGCTCAAATTCCAGTTGGTTCTGATATTGAAGTTAATAAGAAAGAGATATTTAAAGCACTTGATTGGGCAAAGGAGAATAAAGTAGAACATTTATTAACTCCAGAGGGATCACTGTCTGGGTATTGTACTGATTGGAAGCAGAAACTACCTCAATTGTTTGAATCTTTAAATGAAGTAGAAGATTATCAAAAGAAATGTGGTGTAGGTCTTCATCTAGGAACCAATTTTCAAGAAAGAGAGGATAGGGGTGATATTTTTAAGAATCAAATTAGACATTATGGTAGTGATGGAATTTTTCAAGGTGCTACAAATAAAACTTTTGTCTTAGGTGATGAAGGTGTTTTGGCTAGAAATCATGACGAGGAACCTATGGTTTCTTTTCCAATATATCAGAACACTACAAATTTAGTTTTATCTACTGGATCGTCAACTCCTGATGCTTTTGCTATTGGTTTGATATGTAATGATATGTGGGGTGCTAATGATTTAAATCAAGAAGCTCTTGTACTTAAACTTGCTGGTGAGCATCCCGAAATACAATTAATCTTTCATGCTACTAATGGTAGAAAATTTTCTGATAAGGATTTTAGATGGAGGTGTTTTGATAGTTGGCATAATGGTGTTTTAGAATTAACTTCTATGTTTGTTTATCCTATTCTTACTGTCGATTCTTGTACTCGTTGGGATTGGGATGGTAGTGAGGATACTGTTGATGAATTTAAAACTTCTAGTAAAAGTGGAGTTGTTGATTTTAATGGGTGGTTAACTGATGTCCCAAGAAATGGACGTCAGTACTTTTATCATGATTTAGATGTAAGTAGTGTATACGCTACTAGAATGAATGAGTATTTTAGAGAACATAAACTTGAACTTTTTTAAATTTGGAGTATAACTAAATGACAGACACTATGAGAATAGCAGGTGCTCAAATTCCAGTAGGCACAAATATACAAGCTAATAAAAAGGAAATATTAAAGGCACTTGATTGGGCTAAAGAGAATGAAGTTAGTTATCTTTCAACCCCTGAAGGATCATTATCTGGATATTCTAATGAATGGATATCAAAACTTGATGAATTAGTAGAAGCTGAAAAAGAAGTTAGGGATCATCAAGAAAAATGTAACGTAAACCTTATGATGGGAACGTGTTTTAGGGGAGAAGAAGATGCAGGAATAATTAATAGAAATACTATTAGATTTTATAATATATGGGATCGTCATAATAATCCTGAAAATTTACCAATAATATTATTAAAGACTTATTGTATTCCTCATGATAATTGTATGCGTAGAGATATAGAACAGGGTCTACAAACTTTTTATATTCCTAGTGGTGAAACTTTTGAGGATGGAAGACCTCTTAAATGCACTGCATTAATATGTAATGATATATGGGGTGCTGCAGAGGAAAGAGGTGAATCTATTAATGAGAAACTTGTTCGTGAAGATTTAGATATTATATTTCATTGTACAAATGGTATAAAATTTACTCCAACTGACATACGTCAGAAAGCTTTTGATAAGTATCATGATGGTTTTTTAAGAATGACTGCTTTAAAAACATTATCTACAATTATTACTGTTGACTCATGTACTACATGGTGGTGGGAAGGTGATGAAGACGATGTTGATTATTGTACAACTTCTAGTGAAAGTGGAGTGATTGATTTTACTGGATGGAAAACTAGTGTTCCTAGAACTGGAAGACAATATTTTTATCATGATCTAGATATTTCTCTTCGTGGTAAAGAGAGATTTGATATTTATGATAGAGAATTAAGGGATGATGTAGAATATGCATCTAAAATGTGGGGTAAATTTAGTGCCAATAGGAATCACTCATTTCCATATTCTACTGATGCTTTCTATCATAGGTAATGAAAGTGACACCGTTTGAGACTTATCGAACATACTTATCAATGAAAAGTCATTTTACTAATCCTAAGTATGACTTCATTAAGTATGGTGGTAAATCTCGTGCTACAATAACATCGTTCAATAGAAGGAAAGATAAGTATTGGTTTGAGAAAACTTCTAGGAAGTATTCAGATCAAGAAGTAATAGATTTCCTTTTATCAAATTTCGTAAACGCTACTAACCCACAAAATTTATGGATTGGAGAAATTATCAATTCTGGAGAAAGAACATACGCAGAATGGAAAATGAGGCAACAGAGTTTGACGTATATGTTCAAGGAACAATCAGAGAACTTACTCTTAGACAACGACTTAGAGAAAGTATTCAGTTGCTCGAAGGGTCATCCACCAGTACTAAAAAAGTATTTGGGTGGAGAGATTTCGTTAGAGACACTTTCTATTCTGGAAAGAATTTTCTCTTTCCAGAAAAATTTTGATAAGAAATTAACTGATCCTGTATGGGAAACCGTAAGTATGAAATTGAAAAAGTATTTACCTTTCCTAAATATTAATGTATTCCAATT